CTTCTTAAGATCGTATGGTCAGTAACACCAACTCCACTCGTTTTTCTTGCACTACCAGTTGGGTCAGGACAAGCAATGACCCTTCGATCTACTCCATATCGCCTTACAACCTCTTCCGCAAAATCCCAGGTTGTTGCCCCACCCGTCAACATGATCTCATCAAAGACATAAAGACAATCATTATGCTTTACCGCACAAACCCCTGCCATCGGATCTACGTTAAAATCTAACCCAATCAACAAAGGCATCATGTGTAAATCCTGCACTTCCTTGGAAATATTCTCATCACTAAAGCTAACAGCGACTAAACCAGTTAAATTTTCAAAACTAGCTTCAAATTCCTGCCTAAATGTCCTCGCATCTAATTGACCTCTAGCTGCTTCGACC